GTGGCGGCGGCGGCTGGGGCGGGCAAGGTGGAGCTGCTGACGCATCTGCCAACGCGGCGGGCGGCGGCGGTGTTGGAGGTGCTGGCACCACTAATGCTGGCGGCGGCGCAGGCGGTTCAGCAAGCTCGCAACGCGCGGGAACCGGGCGCGGTTTGCACAACGCTTTCAGCGATCCAATTTTGCGCCCGCTAAACGGGTATGGCGGTCAAGTCATCACCAGCGGACAGCCATCACCGCCCGGGCCTGGCGGCGGCGCAGCGAACGGCAGTTTTGCCGGCGCGTTTGGCGCAGGCGGCGGCAGCAGCAATGGCAACGGGGGCCTCGCGTCGGGTAGTTTGTTTGGCGGCGGCGGCGCGGGCGGCGGCGGGGATTCAGGATCTCCTGCTGCATCAGCCGGCGCGGCCTCTACTTACGCAGGCGGCGGCGGCGGTGGCGCTCAGACCGGCACGACGGTCGGCGCGGGCGGCGCAGGCGGCGCAGGCGCCGTGTTCATTCTCTGGTGAGGTCTGACATGAGATACGCATTCGTGCAAAACGGCGTGGTGCAGGAGGCCTGGAGCCGCGACCCCGCCGAGCTGTTTGACCCTGGCTACGCCAGCCAGTTCGTCAACTGCCCCGACGAGGTCGAGCAAGGCTGGACCTACGACGGCACCACCTGGGCTGAGCCGGTGCGCGACATGGCCGCCATCGTGCGCGCCGAGCGCAAGCGCCGCCTGGAAGAGTCCGACTGGACGCAATTGGCCGACGCACCGGTGGACAAGGCGCGCTGGGCGGCCTACCGCCAGGCGCTGCGCGACATCACCGCGCAGCCGGGTTTTCCTGACCACGTGACCTGGCCCTGACATGCCCATCGTCAAGATCACCGACTGCGGCCGGGGCTGGAACCCCGACCTGTCGCCCGAGGAGCTGGAGACGGGCATGTGGTCGAGCGTGACCAACATGCGCTTTCTGAACGGCTACGCCCAGCGCTTCAAGGGCACGGCCTCGGTGTTCAGCGCCCCGAGCATCACGCCGTACTGGGTGCAGTCCTACCAGACCACCACCAAGAAATACTGGGTGCACGCCGGCACGCAGAAGGTGTTTGTGGACGACGGCACCACGCGCACCGAGATCACCCCTGGCAGCTTGTTCACAGGTACGCAGGACGACCGCTGGACCGGGGGCGTGCTGGGCGGGGTGCTGGTGATGAACAACAGCGTCGACCAGCCGCAGTTCTGGGGCGGCAACGTCGCCAACGACCTGGCCACGCTCACGGGCTGGAACGCCAACTGGCGCTGCCAGGCGCTCACGCCGTTCAAGAACTACCTGGTGGCGCTGAACATCACCAAGAGCGGCACCGCCTACCCGCACATGGTCAAGTGGAGCCACGCCGCGGTGGCGGGCACCATCCCGTCAAGCTGGGACGAGACCGACGCCACCAAGGACGCCGGCGAGCAAGACCTGGCCGAGACCTCGGACCTGCTGGTGGACGCCCTGCCCCTGGGCGACGTGCTGGCGGTCTACAAGGAGCGCTCGTGCTACGAGATGCGCTTTGTGGGCCAGCCCTTCATCTTCCAGTTCCGCAAGATGCCCGGCGAGTACGGCATGCTGGCCCGGGGCTGCGGGGTGAACACCCCCCTGGGCAACGTGGTGCTGTCGGCGGGGGACGTCATCTTGAACACCGGCCAGGGCATGGTGAGCATTGCCGACGGGCTGGTGCGCAAGTACATCTTCGACAACCTGACGAGCGACAACTACAAGCGCGCCTTTGTCACCAGCAACCCGCAGCGCAACGAGGTGCTGGTGTGCTTCCCTTTTGCGGGCTCCACGCTGTGCAACAAGGCCTGCGTGTGGAACTGGCTCACCAAGACCTGGGGCCTGCGCGACCTGGACAGCGTGACCTACGGCGCCTCGGGGCAGATCGACTACACCACCAGCAGCACCTGGGGCACGGACAGCGAGCAGTGGGACTGGGACACCACCACCTGGACGGGCAACGAGTACGCGCCCAACGAGGCCCGCCTGTTGCTGAGCACCACCACGGCGCTGAAAGCGTTCGATGTGGGCAACAGCGACGACGGCGTGGTGGCCCTGCCCGGCCTGCTGCAGCGTTCGGGCCTGTCACTGGATGACCCGTACAGCAACAAGCTGATCCGCGCGGTGTATCCGCGCATCGACGGCGCGGCCGCAGGCACGGTGGCGGTGCGGGTGGGGGCGGCCATGACGCCGGACGCCGCGCCCACGTGGTCGGATGCGGTGAGCTTCACCATCGGCTCCAGCATCAAGGCCGATGCGTTCGCGCAGGGTCGTTTTCTGGCGGTGGAGTTCTCGGGCAGCTTGCCGTTTCGCGTCCGGTCATTTGACCTGGACGTGGTGAGCACGGGGGCGTACTGATGTACCAACCGCGTGCTGTGCCGCCCAACCCGGCGGACCTGCCGGAGTTCTTGCAGCAAGAGCTCATCAACCTGGCCCGCGCCTCGCTGGAGGGCAACCCGTTCTTGAGCCTGGAGATGCTGTACGTGGCGCCCGCCAAGCCCCGGGACGGCATGCTGGTGCTGGCCGATGGCACCAGTTGGAACCCCGGCAGCGGGGCAGGCTTCTATGGATACCGCGCCGGAGCATGGCGCTTCTTGGGGTAACGACATGGCAATCACATTCAATCCCGCCAACATGACCAGCGCCGCGGGCAAGGCGGGCGAGTACAACCGACTGCTCAAGGCGGGCTACTCCGACGCGGCCATCCGCCAAGCCGCTGAGGGGCAGCTTGGCGCGCAGTCGGCGGGCGACTGGTCGTACCTGCAGGGCGCAGCTCAACAGCAGAGCATGACGCCGCAGCAACTGGCCAACCTGCAAGCCTTGACCCCGCAGCAAAAAGCGCAGGCCTATCTGGGCGGGCTGGCGGGCGGCAAGACCGACGAGCAGGTGCGCATGGAGGCCAGCGGGCTGTTCGGCATGCAGTCCGACGCCGACTGGAACGCGCTGAAGGGGATTGCGCAGAACCTCACGCCCGAGCAGAAGGCGCGGGTCTACAACCTGGGCCTGAGCAACGGCTTGACCGACGCGCAGTTGCGCACCAACGTCAACCAGAACGTGGGCCAGCAAACGGACGCCGACTGGCAGGCGCTGACCAACCTGGCCACCACCCAGCGCGGCAACACCGCTGGCGGCGCAGCAGGTGGTGCAGCAGGCGGCGCGGCCAACCCCTACACCCCCCAGACCCTGGGCAACCCTTTCACCTACACGCCCAACCCCTACCTCGGGGAGATGGCGGGCACCATCCGCCAGCAAGTCACCGACAACCTGCAGCGCAACATCCTGCCGGGCATCGGCAGCGCGGCCATCGCGGCGGGCGGCTACGGCGGATCGCGCCAGGGCGTGGTCGAGGCCAACGCGCTGAAGGATGCCAACACCGGGCTGGCGGGCGCGCTGTCCAACCTGTACGGCCAGGACTACAACAACGCCATGGGGCGCAACCTGCAGAAGTACCAGGGCGACCAGAACTACAACATGGGCCTAGGAAACCTGGGGCTGGGGTTCCAGAACAGCGCGCAGAACTACGCCCTGGGGATGGGTGGGCTGGCCAATCAGCGCTACGGCCAAGACCAGAACTTTGCCTTGGGCATGGGCAACCTGGGCTTGGGCTACCAGAACAGCCTGCAGAACTTCTACACCAACCAGCGCGGCCAGGACATGCAGGGCCTGCAGTTGGGCGCCAACCTGTTCCAGCAGGGCAACACCGGCATGCAGCAGCAAGGCCAGGGCCTCTACAACCTGGGCCTGACGCAGCAGCAGGCGCCGTGGAACGTGGTGGGCAACTACACCAACACGGTGAGCCCCTTCACCGGCTTTGGCAACACCTCCACCAACACGCCAGGCAACGCCTTGGCTGGCGGCTTAGGTGGCGCCTTGGTGGGCGCTCAGCTCTACAACATCTTCAACAAGCCGTGAGGGCCTTATGAACGAACAAGCACTGCAAGCCCTGACGGCGCAGATTCGGGCGCTGTACGGCAGCCGAGGCGATTGGAGCCAGGGCGGCATTGACCGCGCCCAAGAGCTGGCCACGTTGCTGCTCAATCGC